TGCCAGAATGGCTAAAGCCAGAATGCTCCAAACGTGCGGGAAGCCCACACCTCTGGGTTCACACGCAGGCAGGAGAGCAAGCAGCAACGTCAGGTCAATACATCGCCATCAATCTGAGAGGCCACGTCAGCATACACAACACAAAGCCAGACGGATGGGTGAAAGAAATTATCGCAGGCGCTGCCTTCACAATCATTGTCGCAATTGTCGCCATCGCAATGCTCTCCCTTTAATCAATCGCAATTAATGGGAGTTGACATCAAGCCCCGCTTCGGCGGGGTTTTTTTATCACAAGAACGACAGCCCTTTTTTTTAATTTAATTTTGCATTATATGAAAATTAAAGGAGGGCCGCATCATGGCGAAAAAAACAACCAAGAAACAACCAGCCAAAAAATCTGTCGGTAGGCCAAAGTTTGAAATCACAGAAGAGGTTCTTGCAAGCACAGAAACGCTTATGGCAAAGGGACTGACAAAAGAACAGTGCGCTGGAATGCTGGGCATTTCAGTCTCCACCTTCATGCTTCATCAGGCAGAAAATTCGGAATTTTCGGACGCCATAAAAAGGGGCGAGGCAATGGGGATCGACGCCGTGACCAACGCGCTCTTCGAAAATGCCACCGTCAAAAAAGATAATACCGCCATCATATTCTATTTGAAGAACCGCGCAGGCTGGGTGGATAAATCAGAAACAAAAATTCAAGAGGAAAAAACAATAACCCTCGACCTCACAAGGATTGGTATAAATGAACTCAGCGCAATTGAACGAGCTTTTGAGCAATCTCACATTGGAGCAAGTCAGGGCCGAAAAATACCGACGATCATTGAGGGAGTTTACGAAAGCCGCTTGGCCGACGATTGAACCGGGCGTAGATTTCAAAAACAATTGGCACATAGATGCCATCAGTGATCACCTCCAAGCCGTGGCCGAAGGCGACATCAAGCGCCTGATCATCAACGTGCCGCCACGCCACATGAAATCAATTAGCGTGGCCGTGGCGCTGCCTGCGTGGACTTGGGCAACACAACCATCCAAGAAGTTTCTCTATGCGTCCTATGCAGCCTCCCTGTCGATCAGGGATAGCACCAAGTGCCGAAGGCTGATCGATAGCCCGTGGTACAAGGCGCACTTCGGTGACAAGTTTAAGCTGACCGACGATCAAAACCAGAAGCAGCGGTTTGAGAATGATCACACAGGCTATAGGATCGCCACCAGTGTTGGCGGCGCTTTGACCGGGGACGGGGGAGACGTTATTTGCATTGATGATCCACACAACAGCGTGGAGGCCGACAGCAGCGCCGTCAGGGAGGGTGTGCTGGAGTGGTGGGATCAGGCCATGCAGACGCGCCTTAACGATCCAAAGACGGGCGCGTTTGTCATCATCATGCAAAGGCTGCATGAGCAAGACCTCACAGGCCATATACTCGCCAATGAGCTAGGCAACGAATGGGATCACCTGTGCCTGCCTGCCAGATATGAAATCGGCCACCCAACGCCCAACAGATCAACTCTTGGCTTCACAGACCCCCGCACAGTCGAAGGTGAGCTTCTCTGGCCCGATAGGATGGACGAGAAGACCCTGACCACCCTAGAGCGGTCTCTCGGCTCCTACGCAGCCGCAGGGCAGCTACAGCAGCGGCCAAGCCCCAAGGGCGGTGGCATACTGAAGTCAAGCTGGTGGGTGCCGTGGGAAAAGGAAGACCTCCCCGAAAATATCGAATATGTAATCCAATCGTGGGACACAGCCTTTGAAACAAAGGAAAGCTCTAGCTTCAGCGCCAGAACAACTTGGGGCGTATTCAAGTATCAAGGATACGACTGCGCCATCGTGCTGGAGGCGTGGTACGATAAAGTTAATTACCCAGAGCTACGCAAGCTGGCGCAGGAGGCATACGATGACTGGGAGCCAGACGCAGTGCTGATCGAAAAGAAGGCGTCAGGGCAATCCCTCCTGCAAGACCTCAGAATGGCAGGGGTGCCAGTGTTGGCGTACAGCCCAGATCGTGACAAGGAAGCTCGCGCACACGCCGCATCTGCCCTTCTGGAAGACGGCAGAATATTCTATCCTAAGCGCAAATGGGCCGAAGATTTGATCTCAATATGTGCCGCCTTCCCCGCTCACCCAAATGATGATATCGTTGACACTTGCACCCAAGCGTGGCTAAGACTGAGAAAAGGATGGTTCTTAGGCCACACTGAAGACCCCGACGAGGACGATTATCAAGAACCGCAAAGGATAACTTTATATGGCTGATCCAAATGTAATCCCGTTTGCTGAAGGCGCACCCGCAGATGACCTGATGGTAGAGACCCTCCCAGACGGTGACGTGCTAATCGGTGATCCAGAGCTTGACGTAATCGAAGAAAGCGACAGCGGCTTTGATGCAAATCTCGCAGAAGAGATCGACGCACGCGAGTTATCTGCCAAGGGCGCGGAGCTTGTCAGCTTTTACGAAAACGATGAGGCCGCACGGGACGAGTGGAAGACCCGGTACAAGGCTGGCCTAAAAACCTTAGACCCAGACGGAGGCTTAGATGAAAGCGAAGACGAGAGGGCCACCCGTGGCCTGTCTATCGTTGTTCACCCCCTGATCGCAGAAGCGGCAACGCAATTCAATGCCAAGGCCATCGCAGAGCTTTACCCGTCAGGTGGCCCAATCAAGTCGGTCATCATTGGTCAGCCAGACGAGGAAATCGAAGAGCAGGGCCGCAGGGTCAGAGAATTTATGAATTATCAGATCACAGAGGAAATGCCCGAATACTTTCCCGATCTGGATCAAATGCTGTTTCACCTACCGCTGGTCGGCCAGACGTTCAAAAAGGTTTGGTGGGACGTAAACCTCGACAGGCAATGCAGCCAGTTCGTCAAGGCAGAAGACTTTTGCGTGGCTCCAGAAAGCAAAGACCTCTACACATCCCCACGCTATACTCACGTCATTAGAATGCCAAAGAACGACTACAATCGCTATGTTCAAAACGGCTACTATCTTCAGACCAGCGATGCAGGCAGCGATGATGTCGATCCAGCCGACAGCGTTATTGGCGAAATCGAAGGCGTTGATGAATACGACGATAGCAACGATGACATAATCACACTTCTTGAAATGCACGTCTATGATTTGTTCGACGGCATTGATGGCGAAGAAATGGATGAAGAGGATGAGGACGATAATGCTGTCGCCCTACCTTATGTCATTACCATTGATTACGACAATCAAAAGATCGTGTCGGTCAGGCGCAATTGGCGCGAAGACGATGAGCTAAAGAAACGCCGTGATTGGTTTGTGAGCTACAAGTTCTTGCCGGGTTTGGGATTTTACGGATTTGGCCTCTATCACATGATCGGTGGGCTGGGCAAAGCGGCGACAGGATCACTTCGCGCTCTGCTCGACAGTGCCGCATTCAGCAATATGCAGGGTGGGTTCAAGCTGCGTGGCCGTGTTACTGGCGGTGATGTGCAAGTTAACCCCGGTGAATTTGTCGATCTCGACAGCACCGTCGATGACGTTAACAAAGCCATAATGCCACTGCCGTTTAAAGAGCCGTCAGGTTCGCTGTTTAATCTGCTAGGCTTTATGGTTGAGGCAGGCCAACGCTTTGCATCCACAGCCGATCTCAATGTCGGTGACGTAAATCCAAACGCCCCAGTGGGATCGACGGTTGCCTTAATTGAGCAGGGATCGAAGGCGTTCAGCGCAATTCACAAGCGCCTGCACTACTCGCAGGGCCAAGAATTTAAAATGCTGGCGGCTCTAAACGCAGAAAATCTGCCAGAAGAGTTTACCTTCTCACGCGCTGGAGCAGCCGAAACGGTCTATGCCGCCGACTTTGATGACCGCATTGACATCGTGCCTGTGTCCGACCCCAACATCTTTAGCACCGCCCAGCGCATCGCGCAGGCACAGGCCGTGCTGCAAATGGCGCAGGCCGCGCCGCAACTTCATGATATGTACGAGGCGTACAAGCGCATGTACGAGGCGATCCGCATTCAGAACATCGATGAAATACTGAAAAAACCAGAAGAAGCTGTTCAGATGGACTGCATCGATGAAAATATGAGCGTGATGTATGGCAAGCCAATCCGCGCCTTCATTGAGCAAGACCATGAGGCGCACATCGCGGTGCATATGCAGTTTCTGCAAGACCCATCTTTGGCTGGCAACCCCGGCGCTAAAACTATGCAGCCGATCTTAATTGCACACATCGCAGAGCATATCGCGCTGCTGTATCGCTTGAGAATGCAGGCCAGTGTGGCAATGCCACTGCCGCCATTGCCCGACTTTAAAGACCCCAACTTTAAGTTTGAGGACGTTGATCCAGAGCAAGATCGCCTAATTAGCCAACGGGCCGCAGAAGTGGTCAGGGCCGCACCTCAGATGAAACAGATCGAAGCCATCAGGGGCGTTGGTCAGCAGGGTCAAGGTCAAGGCAATCCGCTGGAATACGCGCAGCAATTGGCAAAGTTGGAGACCGAAGCCCTTACGGCCAGAACACAGGCGCAAATTGCTGCCGATCAAGCCAAGGCACAGTCCAACATTCAGATCAAGCAGGCAGAGGCCAAGCAGGATATGCAGATCGAAATGGCAAAGGCGCAGGCCGACTTGCAGGCAAAGGTCACAAAGCTGGAGGCCGAATTGCAGCTTGAGCGGGAGAAGAACGCAGCAAAACTAGAAATGGAGGCAATGAAGAATGTACCCCCCACGATATAATTTGCCCCCCATAAATCCTGCCGCCTTCGGCGGTTTGCCGAAAGAGCAAGCGCAGGGTGCGCGGCCCCCACCCTCCTCCCAAGGTGGGGGTCAGCAGCCCATAGACATGAATAAATATTTAATGAATAAAGTAGCTGAGATTCGACAGCGCATGGGCGCTGGTGATATGGGTGCCTTGACGGCGATATCGGACGCCGCACAGGTTCCAGTACAGCAGCCCCCCATGCAGGGGCCACCTCAAAGACAGGGAATGGCGTGATGGATGAAAAACAGGGCGCGTTTGCAGATTTAGATTTTAAAGATAAATTTGATGATTTTGATTTGCCTGTTTCTGGCAACATTAATATTGACGGCACCTCAAATGAACCACGTTCTGAATTGGATTTATACAAAACATTTGATGGCAGAATGGGCAGTGTCACGCCCTCAATCGGCTACACCACCGAAGAAACAAAATTCAGAGATGGCATGGCTGACGTTAGAAACAAGGCCAGAACTGTGCGTCTTGGTCTGGATGGATCGACCACATTGGGGCCAGTAGATTTAAGCGGAAACGTCATGGGCAGCAGAACCATGCAGGACAAAACCTATACGTTTCCCTTTGCCACTTTCACGCAGGAAAGCTCCAGCACATTTTCAAAATTAGGTGCAGCGGCAAAGATGGGCGCGTTTGATTTTGAAATTAACAGGCAAAAATCAAGCGGCATGGAGCCAGTATATTCTGGATTAATTGGCATGAATTTTGGCAATGGTGGTCGCATTAGCTACTCTGACAGCAGCACTGGCGAACCAAGAATTGACGCCAGATATCGAATGGAGTTTTAGGTATGAACGACAAGATGTATAGGCAGAACGGCGCGTTTGCAAATATGGTTCCACGCCAGACGGTGATTGGCAATCAGCCGCACATGCTGGCTTATATCAACCCGTCCGAGGAGCAATTGCTGCAAGAGTATCGAAATGATGCGCCCGTACTTGCTGGGCCAGACGGTGTGCCTTCCTATGCTATTTTTGGCTATGACAGCGTTAGTGATATGTTTGACGGCGGTGGGCCGGGCAAATCTGGCGCACAGTTTAGCGGAGCGGGTGCCGCAGACTTGGATACGGACGGCGATAATTACATTTCTCAAAACGAATATTCGGCAGGGAAATCAGCGTCCGAGGCGAATAGAAACAACAAAATTTCCAATGCCTATGACAATAAAGACAACTTCATCAGTGGGATCAGCAACTCTGTTGGCGCACTGCCACGGGGTTCAATAGTTGCGGAGGCAGCGCGTGGTGGCAATATGGACACCATGAAAACCACTGGGATTGCAAACTACTTGCAGGGTGGTGGAATGCCGGGCGCTGTTATCAGGGGAATTACGGGCGCGGCTGGAGATATGGGTAGAGCCTTAACGCCAGAGCCAGTGCAAGCCTTTGCAGGGGGCTTTGGTAAAGCCGTTAGAGGTATGGGCCGAGAATTAACTGGTCAGGGCAATCTTACAGCAGCGCAAGAGCAAGAGCGATTGGCTAAGAGTACAAACAGCATCTTTAATCAGGGCGGCGAGGCTCCCCCCCAAGACGTTATTGATGCGTATATAAATGAATATAGACGCACAAACCCACGGGCATTTAGGCAGGCTGTGCCTGCGCCTGCGCCTGTGCCTGAGACTCTTTATTATGACGATGACCCATATTCAGATCAAAAAACTAATGCGAACTTAAAAGACAAAGTTGTTTTTAAAGACGGGATGTATAATTTTTATGAAAATGGTCAGTTAATTAGACAAATAACTGAGCAAGAATATAATCAAATGTTAATGAACCCGTATAGAACTGCATAGGAGACCGACATGAACACCGACCTTGAACTAATTAAAAACTACACAAACGCTCTGGTCACGGCTGGTATTGATGCATCTCAAATATCTGACGGTGTTTTAGAAGTTGTTAGTCAGGCGAGACAAAAGTTTCAGCAAGCGCAAGAGCAAGGCATTCCCTTTGAGAATTTACAGATTTTGCCCGAAGACCAACGCGCAGCAATGCAAGACGTATTAAACCAAATGGAACGATCTATGGCAGCTTCTAATGCGCCAAGGGGCCGTCCAGACTTTGGCACAGGCACACCACCTGATATGTCCTTGCCGCAGACAATCCCAACGCAGTGGGAGCCGTCAATGACGCAATCCGACATGGATCGCGCAATGGCAAATAATAAACTGGCTGATGAAATGGCACCAAACTACGCACTGCCAACATCGCTACGGCCAAAGATGCGCCCAGCAAATCTAGGCACAATGGGACAGACGCGCCCACAAATGCGACCATAAAGGAGGCCGACATGGCACAGGTAGAAGTCGAAAACATGGAAGAAAATGCAGACCTTTTTATGGCAAAAATGGGCTTTCCCCATGATGCAGAAGGTTTGGAAATGTCAGACGATCAACTCGTTAACTTTTTGCTGCTGTGCCATCAAGACATGATGGACGTTGATGGCGAAGATTACGGCGAAGACTACGAAGAAGTCGATGATCAAATGATGGATATGCCCCACGACAGTGACGTAAAGGTCAAGGTCATGAAGCTCGACGGCGGCAATGTCCAAGAGATGATGAACAAGCTGCTTGGCGGTCACTAATGCCCGTTATGAAGGTCAAGGGCGGCTACCGTTGGGGCAGCAAGGGCAAGGTTTATAAAACCAAGGCCGAAGCAGCCAAGCAGGGTCGCGCTGCCTATGCCGCTGGATATGGCAAAAAGAAAAAGGGCAAGTAGATGATGAAAGCTGGGGTCGATCTATTTTATAGACTTGCATCTGAAATTGCCAAAGTTGGTGTGACTGAGGTTCAACAAAAACTTATTGACGCTGGTGATGTTCGCGTTCTTGCCGAAATATTTAAACGACCCACAAAGCCAATGCTTGATCCTATGGGCTTGGGCAACGTAAAGCTGCCAGATTATGTAGAAAATATTGAATATGATTTTGCGCCAGATGGAAGTTTGCAGCCCGAAAAAGAAATAGATATTGGCGCGTTGCAAGGCACAATGCTGATACCAGCGTATGGAGACAGAACTTATGCTGGTGGCGCTCTTAGGGGCATTGGAGGCACTACATTCTCCCAGCCTGTTAATATGCAAGGCGGCAATCAGTTTATGCGATCTGCTGGTGGAGGCATATGGGCGTCTGAAGTATCACCAATGACTTCAAAGGCTGACTTTGCAGAGCTTTTGAAAAATCAAGACGGTGAAGATGTTCGATTGATTTACACTGCTATGGCTGGTCAATCTGGCGATTTTTCTAAAATGATGTCAAACGCTACAATGGGAATGATTGAACAAAGCAAAATTACCAAGAAAGCTGCAAAGGAATATGATGATTGGGTTAGATCGCCCAACACAAAAGATTCACCAAACGACCCAAATTGGCCCGGTATTTTAAATCCAAATGCTCGTGATTATGTAAACAATAAAATGGTAGGCACAAAAAGACGGTTGTTGTGGCAGCAAATGGACAAAGACAAATATGTCAAAAAAGGATTTCCAAATATCGGGGTAATTAGAGCGGCAATTACAGAAAGAGGACTTTTGACCGCACCCAATTTTGCAACGGGTAGATCAATTGGCACTATGGAGGGTGCAGCCAGAGAGGTACAACCAAGAAGGGGTGCGAATACAACTGACCCTACAAAATTGGTTTTTGCGCCACATGAAACATACAGCCATCAAGTTGAGGGCGAATATCTGGGCGGTTTGCCACAAGATGTACCGGGAGGTATGGTTTTTAGAGATTATTTTTCATCACGCAGGGCGTCTGGAGCAGGAACGTCAGGCGATCAAAGGTCGTTTCTGATGTCGCCATACAATAGGCAAAGGGTGGATCAGCAAATGATTGATGAAATTAGCCAATATCTTGAGAGCTTAAAGCAATTGGAGTAATTTAATGGCGGCAAAGAAAAAAAAGAAAGCGAAGCGAGACGCCTGCTACAGTAAGGTCAAGGCGAGATACACGCGCAACGGTGGCACATGGCCGTCAGCTTATGGCTCTGGCGCTTTGGTGAAATGCCGCAAGGTCGGCGCAAAAAACTGGGGCAATAAAAGTGGCAAAAGCAAAAAAAAGTAGTAGCAGCGATGGTCTGCGAAAGTGGTTTGGCCGCAATAAAGGCAAGGGCTGGGTCAATTGCAAAACTGGTGGCCCCTGTGGCCGCAAGAGCCGCAAGTCTGGTGGATCATATCCCGCCTGCCGTCCCACAATGGCGCAATGCAAAAGCAAGTCGGCCAAGTCGGCAGCAAAGCGCAAGACATCTGCAAAGCGCGTAAACTGGAAGGGTAAGAAATAATGGCTAAAGGCGTAAAGCACTATTTTAAGAACGGCAAAGAGCATACGGGCGCAACACACAAAGACGCAAAGGGCAGGGTCATGTCTGGCGCACGTCACACGGCGTCCAGCAAATATTTGGTTCACCTAAAAGACCTGTCACCCACCGCAAAGAAAAGGGCGAAAAAAGCATGACAAAACTAAGCAAAGGCCAGAAGAAAATTGCTTCTAAAGCACCACCTAAAAACAAAATCACAGGTGCTGACTTTAAAAAGCTAAAAAAAATGCGCGGCAAAAAGAAGTGACGTGTGGTACACGTCTTTGCATTGGTTCTATATATCGGTATTGCTGATGATCGTAAGCTGGTCAGCGATGATATGTTGTTTCGCAGCATAGAAACGTGTACATATTTTGCGAAAGCAATCGTCGGGCGATGGGGATACCACAGTAATCCAAAAGATTTTGGCGTTGCATATTGCGTCCCACGGCTGGTCGATCCTGATAAGGCGAGGATTTATTGAATGGCAGGCAAAAAGCTAATAACTAATTTACTTGGCTCTGCTGTTGATGCTCTTGGCCGCAAGATCGGTGCGCTGCCTGATGCTGATTTATTAGACAATTTATTTTGGGGCAAAAAAGATGGAGACAATATTGTTTACAACAACACTCCAAATTTAAGCAATGACTTGGCAGAAACAGTCGCAAATAAATTAAACAGTCTTAACGGAATTGAAGCCGATGTTGGGACTTCAAATGTTTCCGCATCATCATATGTAAATGTCAACTTTGGAACGGTTGATGAAGATGGAGATATGGAAGAAATATTTGACAGCTTTAAATTGCGTTTTTCAGATCACGATGACAGATATGGATCAAATAAAACCATTCGCTTTGATCACTTTACAGACGATATTTATGATTTTGATGAATATGTAGAGACAAAAATTAACAAAGACTATTTAAGTGACATGATCAAAGATGGGTTGGATTCTGTTTTGTCATTTGGAAAAGTAAAAGCACATGAAGCTAATAAAGACGGTTATTTGACAAACTCTGAGCTTTCAAAGTTTTTAAATAATTTTAAAGCGGAGACCGACTAATGGCAAAATACAAAGGCAAGAGCGTCACACTGAACAAGCCGCGCAGGATTGCAAAGGGCGAAACCAGCTACGGCAAGAAAAAGTCTGTGGTGTACGTTACGGACGGCGACAGGGTAAAGCGCGTGACTTTTGGCGACCCCAACATGAAAATCAAAAAAAACCAAAAGGGCAGACGATCTAATTTTAGGGCGCGTCACAACTGTGATAACCCCGGCCCAAAAACCAAGGCCAGATACTGGTCATGTAGGGCTTGGTGATATGGCGGCTTTAATTGGATCAGGTATAAAGGCAGGCTTTAAAGCTGGCAAAAATCTTGTCGGTGATGCCGTGGATTATTTGGGCAATAAGTTTGGTGTGCTGCCAGAAGGGGAGCCTGTTGGGATTGGTCATAACAATCCACCGCCAGAGTTTAGAATGCCAACAGCGTTGGGTGCGCTGCAAAGATCGCCAGAAGATCAAGCATTCTTTGAAGAATTTCGGCCAGAAATGTATTATCACGGCACCCGTGGCGACTTTTCAGAATTTAACCCTGCTATGCTGGACTTGGGCGTACACGTTGGCACACCAGAACAGGCCAATGAGCGTTTGCTGGACGTGGCAAGAATGAAGGGTGAAATACCCAGCTATGGTAATTTTGATAGCGAGAAACCACCAAATATACCACAAGCAAGGGTAATGCCTGTTCGTGTGAACGTGCATAATCCACTTAGAATGCCTGACGTTGGTAATTGGAAAAGCAGTTCCAAAGTAATTGAAGAGCTTGAAAAGCAACAATACCAAAACTCTGGAATAGATATAGACGAAATAATGCAAGCCTACGATGACATTGCAATGAGCGATCCCATTGGGAATTATAGCGATCCAGATGATTGGATTGAAAGCATGGAAAACAGGGAATTGCTTGAGATAATTAACGAAGAAATCCAAAAGGCTGGATATGATGGCATTGTGTATAAAAACATCGTGGAAACAACGTCACAGGGAAAAGGCGAAATCATGCCCGAAGCAAAGGCCAAGATTGCTGAAATAAAAAAAGAATTATTGGTTATAAATGACGCTGCGACTGCGCGAATGGAGGCGACAAGGCCACTAGAGGCAACAGTTCCCCGTGCAGCAAATGAAACATTAACCGCATCTGAAGTAATGAAACGCATCAAGGCGTCAAACGATTGGGACATACAAAACTCTCCAGAGGCTTTTAAAACCCCAGAAGAAATGGCCCGTGAAGATCAACTTATGGATTTGCGTGATGATTTGGAAACGCAGAGATATTCGCCTGACAGTATGATTATTCTAAATCCAGAAGATATCAGATCACCCAATGCGGCCTATGACGTAGACAGGCGGGACAGTTATGACATAATGTCGGACGCAGGCGCATTGGCTGGCATTCAAAACACAGGGGTCGCTTAATGTCTATTTTTACAGCAATAGGTAGGGTTCTTAGGTTTGCAGCCGATGAAGTTTTAGATGTTGTCACTGACGTTATTACGCGCAGGGCTGACGATGATTTGGTTGATATAACGCCAGAAGTTGACGGTGATTTTCAAGACCTTGGTGCGTTGGAGAATTTATACACAACATTTAACATCGCGCCAGAACAGCAGGCGGGTATTGATGCCATGAGGGCGAGAGAGGCCGCAGCCGCAGATTTTGACGTTGAAACTGCGCGTATTGATATCACTAGAGCAAGAAACGCAGATATACTTAGAAATACAGTCGATGTAGATCAATTTTTGTCTGATCCAACAAACGAAGCAGAGGCAAGAGCGCAGGCCGCATTAGAATTAATTCGTGCTGGCAGACTAGATGAAGTTCTTGCAAATAATAACCTTGTAGATGCCCTGACAGATGTAGATGGGGAGGCATATATAGCGAGGCACTCAAACAGAATGTATGACGCTGACGCTGACGATGACATCATTGACGCTGACTTTGAAGATATTGATATAGCAAATGCGGAGGCAGAGGCCGCAGACGCTCAATCAATAAACATTGCCCTGCGCGATAACCCCGCATTTCAAACCCCCCAAGTAAGGCAGAGCGTGGAGCAGCTTAGAGTAAGTGGGTCAACAAATTCTGAAATACGAGAATATTTAAATGCGGTTAAAAGAGAGTATGCAGACGCTGGACGCCCAGTAGACCGTCCTATGGACGCAAAGAATACAGATCAATTGCGTGAGCTTTACGACAGATATGATCTGCCAATACCCAAAACAAATGCAGAAGCAGCCGCCGCTAATTTAATTATAGAAGCGGCTAGGGGCGTTATTAATATTGGCCCTTCTTTGCGAAGAAATATCGACATTAATTACTTAAAGGCCCACGCGCCAGAAGATGTCTACAAAAAGCATGGCCCGACAATTCTTGAGGCCAAGTTGGCGCAACAGGCGTCTGGAGACTTGGATGTATTATCACCACCATTTGCTTCTGATTATCCGTCTAATTCTAGAGGCTTTAGGCAGAGAGTTGCGTTTTACAGTGCCGCACAAGATGCTGTGGAAAACCTCAAGGTAAAAAGCGGCAGCTATGAAAAGCTCAAGAAGCTGGCGCTCAAGCAGAGCGGCGTAAAGGCCAAAGAATTTGAATGGTCGGGGGCCGATGAGGCGTTTGAGGGTCGCACAGACGTTACCCCAGAAGAGCTTTCGGAATATTTACAGCAAAACACAGATTTAATTATAGAAGAAGAAAAAATGGCGCAAGGCATCATGCGAGACGCATCTTCTGGCGGCTACGATGACGGTATAGACGAATTTTTAGATAGTCCAAATGGACAGGATTATATTAACGGTTATTTGGAAATGTTGGAGGAAGGTTTTAAAGAAAACTTTACTTATCAGACAAATATGCAAGAAATTGACAGTTACGTTGCTGCTGATAATTTTGATGCACTAGATGAATTTGCAGAAAAAGTAGATGGTGTAAGCAATGGCAGAGAGCTTGCTGAAAAATACCCTGATGGGTGGGTGGCAACTGATGCCTACTATGGAGAAACAAAAGTTTTTGGCTCAGAAGAAGCTGCCGCAGGCTGGGAATGGCGGGAC